TAAGCAGAATCGTTTATCAAACGATATGGAACAAAGTTTAAACCGAAATAATATGTGGAAGGTGGTGAAATGAAAAAGAGATACACATTTGGTTGGCATGACCCAAGAGGTTTGTATGGAGAACCTAAAATGGTTAAGGTTGAGGAAGATAAACCTAATGTACCTTTATGGTTTAGGTTAGTAGTTAAATTATTTTATTGGAGTAAGAAATGACTGCAAACGAACTGGCTGATTGGATAGAAAATGGCGCACCTTTTGGTGAATACAAAACTGCTAAACAAGCATCCGCTATGCTACGGCAACAACAGGCTGAAATAGAATCGTTAGGAAAGGCATTTGAAGGAGAAAGAAAATATGCTAGGTATTTATCTAAACTTTGTATTGACAATAAAATACCAATCGTGTGGTCTTTTTAAGAAAGCGAGTGAGAAATGACTGAATCAGTAGCATATATGTCAGAAGAAGGCGTGTTGTTTAAAGAACTGCCACCTAACCCTATGTTTGAGTTAACTCCACTTTATAAGTTGCGTGAACTAACCGATGCGGAAATATTAGAAGTATGTAGTCAAATAGAGCCGTTTGACGATATCACAATAGAGCAAGCGTTTATAGAATTTGCAAGAGCAATATTAAGAAAGGCACAAGAAAAATGCTGATAGGTTTTCAGAAAGAAGAATGGGAAAAAGCCTTTGAGGATTGGGTAAAGCTGTTAAAAGTAGCAAATGCCGAAGAAGAGATGCTTTCTGACCCAAAAGCAATATGGGATGAAGCATGGCGACAAGTAACCTTTATCAGTTGGGCAATAGTCGAGGCTAAAGTCCCACCACAATACCGCCAAGATGTCCTAGACGCTCTTAAATTAAGGCTAATGAAATGATATTGCGTGAGTTAAAGCCAAGGCGTAACCGTACTCGTATAGCATCCCAAAGGCGTTCTAATCGATTTATGAGGGGTATATTCAATCGCTACCACTTCCATAAGGCTTTAATGAGTTACGGCAGGCGTAAATTAATCAGATGGTGGCATAAAACAACACTAGGGAAAACACCTAGAAAATAGTTCTTGCACAAATGGATAACAAAGAATAAAGTTTATACATACCGTATGGGACGGTTTTTTAGGAGAATAAAATGGGAAGAATGAATGAAATTTACATGGCTTACTTGGCTGATTTCGAGCAAGAGCACAAAAATATAGTTAAGCCAACCGTGTACGCATGGGATTGTCCAATTACTTCGTATGAAATAACAGCAACTGATGTTTTAACAAAATTACAAGGTCGTTATTGGGGTCATGATAGTTTTCCAAAGGTTTACAAGTCCTTAGATGGAAAAATAATTGAGCGTGGGCAGAGTCAAAGGGGCGACAAGTTGTATGCGGTATGGAATTCATTAGATGACTTTAATACTTACGCAAAACCCAAATCTTTTACTGTGTTTTTTGGTCAGTGGTAATTAACAGGGGGGCAACCCCCATATTCACCCCATAGGGGTTTTTTAGGAGAGTAAAATGAAGACTTATGCATTCGTAGCTTTAAATAAACATGGTTCATCTGAAATATTTTTAGGTGACTTCGCAAAAATGCCTACCCTAATTCAGGCTAACAAAGAACTAAAGACACGCAAGATTGTATCGAAAGTCATTGCGGTTCTAGAATCTTCTCGTGATGTAGAAATGCGCTATGAATCAATGGCTTGGTACTTAAAGCCTATGCAGGAGGTGGTATAATGATATTAGGAAAAGATACAGGTTCTTTAGCAAACTACGTTTTCGGCAATTCAGGAAGTCCTGAGCCGAAAGTTGGCATGGGATGTACTCAGTTACTATGGTCAGACCGCAACGCTTGCACAATTATTGCAATTGATAGTAAGGGAATGCTAACCGTGACACGAGACAATACTAAACGAGTGGATAAGAACGGTATGTCAGAGAGCCAAGAGTATGAGTACACTACAAATCCTGACGGACACAAGTATTTCTACAAAAAAGACAAGACAGGTCGTTACCGTCAATATGTATGGAACGAAGAAACAAATCGATATAACAAGCTAGGTCATGGAACAGGATTAACCGTAGGACACCGAGAAGAATACTACGATTACAGTTTCTAAATAACAAGGGGGCTACTAAAAGCCCCTTTTATGTTATATACTAGGTCAAACAATAACTTTGGAGTAAAGTTTGTGGCTAGTAAAAAAACAGGCAATCCTAGAGGTCGTCCTTCATCCTATGACCCATCCTATTGCGATAAGGTCATCGAGTTAGGAAAACTCGGCAAATCATTAGAACAGATGTCCTTTCAGCTAGGCGTACATTACTCTACACTCACTAGATGGCGTGATGAATTCCCTGATTTTTGCAATGCCTTAACCGATGCGCATAGATATTCACAGTGTTGGTGGGAAGAACAGGCTCAAAATCACATCATAGAAAAGAAGGATTCTGACAGGATTAATGCAGGATTATGGGGCAAAATTATGGCAGCTCGATTCCCTGCTACTTACTCTGATAGGCAAAAGGTAGAGATTTCAGGTGGGATGGAAGTTGACCATGTGAACATTGCTATGGAAGACTTTATTAAAACTTTGCAAAAGGTGGTGGATAAATGAATATCAGAGCTAAGACTTGGATTGAGCTACATGCTGACGAAGACCGTCGTGTACGCTATGACGATACAGAGCACAAGCCTATGCAACGCAGGTTACCCCTTACTGAGGATGAGATAGCGGCTCTATTCGAGGTTAAAGTGGCTACATTGCACGATAGTGCGAACATCTTTAAGTTGATAGACGCTGTGCGTATGATAGAGAAGGCTCATGGTATCGCCTAAACAGGCGGAGATGCTCAAGCAAAGCTTGGCTCAAATAATACCTAAGTTAGATAAAGTATCAGCCGAAGTTCTCATTAAGAAGAGTAAGTGGGAGCTAACAAGGCATGCTTACCAAAAGATGCCTGACGGTGATTGGTGGAACATATGGCTATTCTTGGCAGGTAGGGGAGCAGGTAAGACTCGTACTGCAGGTGAATGCTTATGGCGACTAGCATGGGAGAACCCAAAGACTCGGTGGCTCGTATCCGCTCCAACCTATTCTGATGTCAAGGATGTGTGCTTTATGGGTGAATCAGGGCTACTGAACATCATGCCAAGGCAGATTATAGAAAAGCATACCGTATCTGATAATGAGCTAACTCTTACTAATGGGAGCATTATCAAGGGTATTCCTGCAAGTGAGCCTGATAGGTTTCGAGGTCCACAATTCCACGGAGGTTGGCTTGATGAGTTAGCCGCGTGGGATTACTTAGACGAAGCGTGGGACATGATTCAGTTTGGCATGCGTCTTGGGGATAGACCTATCCTTATCTGTACGACTACCCCAAAGCCTAAGCCACTGATTATTGACTTGGTAAACAGGGATGGAGAGGATGTTTTCGTTACAAGAGCGTCTACTTATGACAACTTAGTCAACCTAGCCCCAACCTTCAAACAGCAGATATTGCAGTACGAAGGCACATCGATTGGTAGGCAAGAGCTCTATGCGGAGATTATCGACCCTGAAGAAGGCGGTATCATCAAGAGAGACATGTTCAGGCTATGGAAGGCTGATAAACCCCTGCCACAGTTCCAATTCGTGCTACAGAGCTACGATTGCGCTACGAGTGATAAGACGGTCAATGACCCAACCGCTTGCGTTGTCCTAGGCGTGTTTAAGCCTTCCCCTGACAAACCCTTGTCGGTCATGTTGGTAGACTGTTGGTCAGAGAGAATGCAATACCCTGACTTACGCCCAAGGGTAATAGATGAGGCTACGTCAATCTACGGTGACCCTGATGAGTTTGGCAACGGTAAGAAGGTTGACCAAATACTGATAGAGGATAAGTCGGCAGGCATAAGCCTAATACAAGACTTACAAAGGGCAGGATTGAACGTGAGGGCTTACAACCCAGGTCGTGCTGATAAGACAGCAAGGCTAAATATCGTGAGTCCTATCATCGCTAAGGGGCTTATGTACTTGCCTGAGTCAGGCGTGAATGAGAATCAGGTAAGGGATTGGGTAGAGCCGTTTTTGAATCAGGTGTGCGCTTTCCCTGAGGTAAGGAACGATGACTATGTAGACGCTCTAACGCAGGGATTGAGGTTACTGCGAGACATGGGATTCCTGACGGTAGATATGATTGTAGACAATTCGGATATGTATGTGGATGAAACTCGACCTAGGAGGGTAAACCCTTATGCAGTTTAATAACAAATAACAGTGCAAAGTAGTAAAAACTCGTGTATGATGGTGTTATGCAGATTCGACACCTGTATAAAGCCTTTAAGTAGGTTCTATGCCCTTATGGTAAACAGCCATAAGTGGGTGTCGAACATAGAATCTTCTTAAAGGTTTTTTCTATGGAGGAGAAGAAAAACATAAGTGAATGCACATTTATGTTTTCTTTTTCTTCTTTTGCTTTTGGACTTTCCTGAATTAACAGGGTTACTTTTCTTTATGGGGGGTAAGGGGGGATTTGAAGTTTTCCTTTTCTTCTATTTTCTTTTGTGGGTGGGGCATTCCTTTTCCCAATAATTGTGTATATAATCAGTAAAACAACTATGGGGTAACCATGCCTATTCCATCACCTGCTCGAATGAAAGCGATGTTGCAGATTGCAAAAGACCGCAAGCTGATGAACATTCGAAAAGAATTAAGTGGTGAGAGGGCTCGTGATGCAGAGATAAAGCGGTATGTAGAGCCTACTACACCAATTATTCCTGTTGCGGATGAGGTTGTTAT